ACACGCGTAAGATCGTCGGCAGCGTCAGATGTGTATAAGAGACAGTCAATAGACTGCTCAAAAGCTTCTTCTGGAGTAGAGGGATATTCCCTCTTCATATCATCTCCAAGCTCTCTGTTCTTCTTTATATACCAGCTTTTTTGTGGTTCGTCTAGCTTTATTCCGGAATCTTCAATCTTTTCAAAATACTTTTCCATGTCAGTAGTTACAATTTCTTCCATATCTATTCGATATGCTTGCTCTTTCCACCACGGAAAGAAGAAAAAACTATAATCTAGTGACGATAACTCTTTTCCTATTGAGTCAGCTAATTTAGCATCCATACATTTCTGGTAAAAGTCACCATCATTACCCATAGCAGTAGACTCTATTACCAGTAAGGCATCTTTGGGTAAGGTCTCGATACTACCCGTTCTTACTTCCCTAGCCTTATCGGGTTCCTTAGCACAAATCTTACCGTACTCAGTCACAAGTAACTCTGTAAGAGTACCAGACCTCATACTAGTACCAACTCTAAACGCTGAACCATTGCGCCAAACCAAACGTTTACCCTGATCTGACTCAAGTTCGTTACTTTCCTTAATCTTTTTCTTTAAAAAAGGCATATCCAGAGCTAGATTATCCCAAACACCTTTAACCTTAGTCCTAAATATTTCTTCAGCGTTCTCTCTAGTGTCAGCTATAATACCAGCTTCTCTGTTAGCGTTAAATATACAGTCATCTAAGAAAAATATACTCCAAAAAGTAGTGACACCTAACTGTCTAGCCTTTAATATGGTGTTTCTGTACCACAACTTATCGTATAATTCCTTTTGCGCCCAGTTAGGTTTGAATAAAACTAGCTCAGAGTTCCTACCTTGCTTCGGTTTTATCCAATATAGGTTATTTAAACGCCACCACCTATCCTTCAAATGCTCCATTAACTGCTTTTCTGTGTACAAATCTATTCCTCTTCCACAAATGTAGTTTTGTTTCGCTTAATAAAATCAAAACCTACACTTTTTCTATTCATTTCATTTAAAGTTTCTTTAACTATGTCTCCAGAAGTTTCATTAATCTCCATAGACACAGCTTTTAATCTAGGATAAACAAAATCAAGTAGTTTTAAATTTATTTCAGCTCTTAACTTTGGTGGTAATTCTTCACTATCCTTTAACATTTTAACTATCTCTGTTAAAGGTTGATGGTCTAACTGATGTAGCACTCTCTGAGCCGCCAACATACCATTACGATGTGTACTCTTTTCAGTTATACCACCAAATGTAGTGTCTTTAGGTAACACCTCCGCTTTCTTTTCTAGCTTTGGAGGTATAGGCGGTATCACAAAATCTTGGTTACTAATTTTTTCATTCATAAGATATCAGGTAAAAAGCTTTCCAGTTTTGACCTTCCATTCTACACATAGTTGGATAGATCGTTGTAGTGTGATAATTATTACCGTCAATAAAAACAATTTCCCTCTCAAGTTCCTTATATATTATTAACTTACAACCACCCTTAGGATGAGGTACACACCCATAATTACTACCATATCCGTTTGTCTCAGGATGTGCATAATATATATACTCGTCACCTACAGGAAATCTTATTACTACACCAAGTGATGGATTTAAACTCCATTGAACTCCTTCATAGTTCTCTATATCAGGTTCTAAAGGACAAGCATAAGAAGTACTACAGGTAAATAAAAATATTAACGCCAAAAAGTATCTCATCAGGCATCTTTGTTTTTATTCTTCAGCACATTCCCAGCTAAGAAATTTAAAACTTTTAGTACTGTATTTAAAATACTATCATCAGATTTAGTTGGAGTTAAAGCAGTTATAGCTGTGCAAGCAGTTAAAACACCACAAATAGCCGTAAGCCATTCAGGGCCAGAACTCATAAATTTTAAAAATATATCCATTAGTTAAACTCCTTAGCTTGTGCATTGCATTTCTGTAACTGACCTCCAAGCTCAATAGCATAAACTGTAAGCTTAGAAAAATCATCGGATATCATGCACACGTTATCGTTATTTATTTTTATATCAAGTTCCGGTTTTATCGGTTCCTGAAACGTCCTTAGACTTCTTTGTACCGTTCGTTGGCACCCAAAAGTTAATAGCACTACGAACAGATATATCGCGGATCTTCTTATTAGTTTTTTCATCAATAACCTTAATCATTTTATCAACAACCTTGGATCTTTTGATGCTTTCAACAGCAGCACCGAGCTGAGATGTTTTGATCCCCTCCCTTCTACCGTAGAAGTAAACAACTATAACGCCCAACACACAGCCTATTATTAAATAGACAGTCATTTACATTGACTCCAATAAAAGTAAGAAAAAACAACTAAAAAAGCTAAACCAAAATAACAGTGCATCACCATATCAGTCACCACTCTTTAACCTTAGTAAAGATTTTGCAAGTACATTAATAATACGTTCTTCTATTTCATGGTCACAAGCGCATATATCTAAGTCATTTAAAACAATATGTAATAGCTCGTGAACAATAGTATGTTCCATATCAAAGCCTTTGTCAACACTATCACCAAACCATATGCGTATCTCAGCCTCTTTCATAGAACCATCAGCTTCGCATTCACCATAAACATTTCCTTCGTTAGCAAACTCACTAACATCAGAAACTTGTATGAACTCGATATCCCAATCATTCAGACGTAGTACATCCTGCCAAAAATAACAAAGATTGAAGAATTTATTTTCGTCGTCAATTATAGTTGAATAGTGCATACAATATTTTACCAAAAAAATTTCAAATTTTTGTACGATTTTTTTTCAAAATAGGGTCAGGCTAATGATGGGAATTATAAGGTCTTGGCCAGCTTCGAGTTTCCGACCCCCCACCCCCCTTTTGAAAATCTATTCATTATATACATACTCATACACGCACCACACTAGCCAAGGATGACATATTATTTTAAGGGATAGTCAGCCATGCCTTAAGTTTTATGTGAGACGTAGGACGTTGACTTAACCACCCAACCCACCACTAATCAACCTATACCAACAACAACCCATAAATAATATAGATCAAATCAAAAAATAATTAAATTAACTATTGACAAAATACAATCTAGTGCCCATACTATTCTTAATAGCTAATTAAAGCTCTTAAATCTCAATAGCTGTTCGAGATTTCGAACTAACAGGGTAACATTTAAAAAAATAGAGAACAAACGGGATTTAATAAATTAATAAGGGAGTAGCTAGAAATGAGAACACGAACGCTACGGGAACGGGTTAATAGTCAAAAAACAAAAAAGGGCAATCTCAAACGAAATGGATTTGAAAATTTCATTGCGTATCGTCTAAATAATTCGCCTTTACCATCAGAATTTCATCTCAATGAGTTGATTACATACGAGTGGGAATTGCATGTAAATCCGTATTATTGCGAAGAAAATCAATAATTAGAAGTAAGATAAATTAATAATAGGGCTTAGGCCCTCGAAAGGGAGATAAAAAAATGAGAAAAATTACAAAAGAAATAACACAAGCTTTTATTAGAGGGGAACATAAAACAATCGGAAATTCATCAACTAATGGTGAGATACTGTTATTACATGGGCATACAATAGCCAAAAAAGTAGGAGGGTATATTCAAATAAATAATTGTGGATATGAAACTAACACAACAAAAGAAAGGTTGAATGGATTATTGGATTATATGGGGTTAATAGTTAGTCACGGTATATATCAAAGAAATTTTGAATGGTATTGGAAAGACGGGGAAAGTTTTCCATGCAATCAATGGGTTACTGTGATGGACGGTTTAGGAAACTAATTAATATTAATGGAAAAATAGGAGCAAATAATCATGTACGAGGTAAAAATTTACAGACCAAACCAAGACAAAAATTTGAAGCTGTTTAGGGTTATATCTAAAGAAGAAATCGAAGACAGGGAGATATCTAAAATATTACAGGTAGACGAATTCAAAACGACATATAGAGAAAGCATATATGCTCTCTATCAAATAAGCGTGAAAAAAAAATGAAAGCACAAAACTATTTGACTAAGAGCAGCGGAACAAAGCCCAAAAGTGGTAAAAAGAAAAGTAATTATACAAAAAAAATATTACTAGCTAAAAAAATAAAAATGATACGGAAGTATAAATATATTAGTGACAAAAATTATAAAGTCACAACAAATGCACAATAAGGGGGTTATTGCATGAGAAAAGTAGATACAAAAGAATTTATAAGAGGAGCAAAAAAATTACATGGAAATAAATATATTTATAGTCATGTTGACTATATAAACACAGATAATAAAGTAAAAATTAAATGCAAAAAACATGGGTTTTTTGACCAAAAACCCCGTAACCACCTTCAGGGCAAGGGTTGTAGATTATGTTCTTTCGAGAATGTAACCAAAACCAACAAACAATTTATTACAGATGCAAAAAAAGTACATGGAAAAACTTATGGTTACGATAAGGTAGATTATAAAAATAGTTACACTAAGATCAAAATTAAGTGTAAAAAACATGGGTTTTTTAACCAAACCCCAAATCATCATTTAAGTAGAGCTAGTAGTTGTCAAAAGTGTGCGAGAGAATCGCAAAAATATAAACTAACAAAGAGTAGGGAACAATTTATTACAGATGCAAAAAAAACATGGGGTAATAAGTTTAGCTATAGTCATGTGAATTATGTAAACGGTAAAACTAAAGTAAAAATTAACTGCAGAACGCATGGTTTTTTTCATCAACAACCCCTTAATCATCTTAGCGGTCAAGGTTGTTACGATTGTGTAGATAGACTTAACTCTAAGGGGGTACAGGCAATAGAATTATTTCTAAAACAAACCAAAGTAGATTATGAGAGAGAACGCAAATTTTCTGATTTGAAAAATGAAAGGCTTTTACCTGTAGATTTTTGGCTACCTAAACTAAAAACCATTATCGAATTTGATGGGGAACAACACAGTAAAATTGGTCTTTATGCAGACACAGAAGACAAACTACTTGCAATTCAAAAGCGTGATTGTATTAAAGATAAATGGGCAAAAAAGCACGGGTATAAAATGATTAGAATTAGCTACAAACAACTAAAAAATATAAATAAAATCTTAACAATGAAACTTGATGAGAATGGTTCTTGCCTTAAAAGCTAATAAAAATTGTGACAATAGATCTAAGCAATTTATTTTTTTACGCAGGAGGAAAGATAAATTGTTACAAGAAAGTCAAAACATCATTAAGTAGGAAGGGGTAAACCCTTCCTTACAATATACAACAACAATTTCAATTATCATGTGTTTAATATTGTAACCGTTCAATTTTAAAGGATAATAAAAACTTGACTTTCATACGGATATTAGTGTTTTATTTAATAATAATGGGAGGGGTAAAACCTTTCCTCTTTACTCACCTGTAAATTAACAAGGGATCAAATGGATAGCATACCAAAAGCAAAGAACTTTAAAGGACTAAAAAATCAGTTCATTACTATTTTTGAAGATGGAGTTTATTTTCAATCATATGATACTGTGATAGCTAAAGTGGATTATCAAGGAGACATATTATTGGACCAAGATTATTGGCGTTTTGGGACAACCCAAACCACAAATAAACACTTTTACGCTTTTTTAAAGGAATACTGCGAAGATTTACCCAAAGCTAAAATTAACAAAGAATATATAAACAAGCTAATAAAACTAGAAACAATAAAACTCACTCAATTTAATAAATAAGGAGCCAAAATGAATAAAAAAACTAGAAACATAGGCGCAATCGTTTGTATTGTAAGTGGCGTATTGTTGTATACAGCCAATGAGATGCAACCTAAGCCGTCAATCCCTGCAGAGCTACATGAA